ACACCTACTGACAAACGATTCTCCGGGTTTGGAGGCATATTGATTGTCACTATTCGCAGCGTATAGGAGCCACAATGACCCCTATTGATTGGGCAGGCATAGCAGTAGCCCTAGTAACCCTCGTAACAGCCTTTGCTGGCCTTGTAAGATGGCTTGTAAAGCATTACCTAATAGAGCTTAAGCCCAATGGTGGGTCATCGCTTAAAGATAAAGTCAACGCTTTAGAACAGAAGGTTGACATATTGACAGACATTGTACAGGCAGCCATCAGGAGATGAATGAAACCGAAGATAGCAAAGAAAGCAAGTCCTGCTGCTATTGCTGTGCTACGCCAGGCGACAGCGCTGTGGCCCAAGCGCAAGAAACTGTCCGACGGATTATTGCCTTCATCGGCTCACCTAGCAGCCAGTCCCAACAGCGACCACAACACCGGCCTTGCTGTTGATTTGACTCACGACCCAGAGAATGGGGTTGATTGTGCAGTTATATTTGAAAATCTTAAAGAAGATAAAAGGGTTAAGTACCTCATCTTTAACAAAAAGATATGGTCTAGGGAAAAGAAGCGCCTTGGTAATCGCCCTTATGGTGGCTCTAACCCTCACACTAAGCATTTACATATATCTATTGAACCTGATATGGGTAGTGACACTAGCCCTTGGTTCTGGTGGATGAATCAACCAAAGATTGTGAACCAGGTAAAGGCAAAGTTATCGCCTAAGCCAAAGAAAAAACCAGCAGAGCCAGACATCTGTACCTGCTGCAAGGTTCACAGTAAAAGAAGAAAGGCAATCTAATGGAGCAACTAAAGCAAGTATCTCTAACCTGGTTCCGTGCAGCAGCAGCCGCTGCTATTGCACTTTACCTAGCAGGAGAGACTGACCTGAAAGTATTAGGAACTGCAGCACTTGCAGGATTCCTTGGTCCAGTCCTTAAATGGATAGACCCATCAGCGCCAGAGTTTGGACGCAAGAAGAAGTAATAGTTCAGTAGCGCGAGGCAAGGCCCCCGGAGAAATCCGGGGGTTCTTTTTTTTGTCTCTAAATTTGATACTAAATTTGGTCAGGTTTATCTATAGGGCAGGGAGCTTTGAGCAGGTTGCCACAGTTAGCACACTGAACATCAAGTGCATACCAGCAGATTTCATAATCATCGAACTGGACATAAGTAGAAAAGACTGTACATCCGCAGACGCATTGATGCGTCGGACCAACAGAACGCAGGTCTGATGCCTTGATAGGTGGTAGGCTATTCTTTCGCAGCCTTGGTAGACGGAGCCACATTGCTTGGCACGGCTCCCTCCTGTGGTCGGTCGCCTCTCGGCTACCGCCTCGGCCCCGTAAGGGGCCGTCTGTTTTATCTTCGCTTCGCTACGATATTGTAGTAACCGCTGGTGTGTCGCTAACGACGACACGCCGTAAAGGAGGTAAGATTTTTCTGTGACTACCCTCATCGGAATCCAGTTAGAAAACTGCTGTATCTTAGCTGCAGATTCTCAGATTACCGAAGATAACCAAAGGACTGTTGCTACTACAACACCGAAGATAATATCCGTTGGTAAGTATCTGCTGGGTATTACTGGTGATTCTAGACCTGGTGACATCCTTGCCTATAACTGGACTCCGCCGAGTTACAAAGGCGCAGACCCGATTCAATGGATGGGTAAGAAAGTACTGCCGTCCATACTCACGGCGTTTAAGGAGAATAGCTATGACCCTTTTGAAGCAACCAAAGAGAAGGACGCAGGGTTTGATTACCTCGTCGCTTTCAACGGCAACCTATTTCATATCGCAGTGGACCTATCGTTTATTCAATCTGATTACGGGGCCTACGGTCTTGGGTCGGGTGGTGCTTTCGGTCTTGGGTATCTCTACGGTTTGTCTACTTCTAATCTTCATCGATACCCTGAGCGACACGCCCGACGTGCCGTAGAGATTGCTTGCCTACTTGACGTTAATACCTGCCCTCCAATACAGTTGGTTGTCCAACGCAAGGAGTATTGATGCAGATAGATTTTGGTAGATACACCGCACATATTAACCGGCACTACCTAAGTAACTTTGCTCTTGGCTTTGATTACTACAACCTAATGGAATATAAAACAAACATTCACGAAGCATCAGTATTACAGTTGAACTTTCTGTTCTTCAACATTACATTTACTAGGTGGGCAAGATGGATATAAAAGAATTATTAGTTAAGGCTCTGCACGATAAAGAGAACAACCGACCAAGGTCTACACAGGTGCAGATTGGTCCATCAGAATTGGGTGGGTGCCGCCGTAAGGTTTGGTATCGACTCAATAACCAGCCCGAGACGAACGACGCAGAACTAAAGCTCGCTGCCATTATGGGAACGGCTATACATTCTGCCATCGAGTCGGCTTTCGCTGGTAACAACTCAATACTACTTGAAAGTACCGTTGAATATAACGGTATGAAAGCGCACGTCGACGCCTTCCTGCCGGACACAGGGGACGTCATAGATTGGAAGACAGTAAAGGCTAAAAACCTTTCCTATTTTCCAAGCCAGCAGCAACGCTGGCAAGTACAGGTATACGGCTACCTTATTGAAAAGTCTGGGGTGGGGAAGCCTAAGACTGTCAATTTGGTAGCTATACCAAGAGACGGTGATGAGCGAGACATCAAGGTTCACTCAGAACCATACGATGAGAAGATAGCGCTTGAAGCCTTAGACTGGCTCGCTGCTATAAAAGAATCTGCTGAAGCACCAGCACCGGAGCGCGATGAATCGTATTGCAAGTTCTATTGCAAGTACTACGATTCAACAGGCGAGATGGGATGCGTTGGTCTAAAAAAAGAACGTATAAAGAATGAGCTTCCTATCATAGATGATAGCGAAGCAGACACCAAGGCGTTGCACTATCTGCAGATTGATAATCAGATAAAAGAATTAGAAGAGAAAAAGTCCGAGCTAAGAGAAGGATTGCTCGGCATAACTGGCGTTACCAAAACTGGAGTCGAGATTAAATGGTCTACGGTCCAGAGTAACACGGTCGATAAAGAAGCGGTGGAGAAAGCACTTGGCTTCGTACCGACTAAGCAAGGCAAGGAAAGCGCAAGGCTTTCCATTAAACAAACTGGAGGAAACTAATGGCTGCACCAGAATCAACCAAGTTCCAGGTGAACTTTAAGTCACCCGATGGAACTCTTATCAATTTGTATGCTGCAAACAAGGAGGAACTAGAAGCGTTGCTAACAGCAGCGCAGGACTTTTCCACCCTCATTGCAAGCGTTAGCCAATCTTTCGGAAGCGTTGCTTCGGCTGCGCCCGTTCGTACTAATAACGCACCAAGCGCGGCAGTAGCCGCACCAGCAGGCGGTCACGTCTGCAAGCACGGTGAGATGAGTTACCGTGAAGGAACTGGAGCCAAAGGACCTTGGAAGGGTTATATGTGCGCTGCTCCAAAGGGAGCAACGGACAAGTGCCCGACAATCTGGGTCAGGTAATGAAATGCGTGAGCCACGTGAATACGAGGCTCCGCTATGTGCAGAAGTCGGGGGAGACTTATGGTTCCCCGAAGTTGGTGGAGATGTACGTAATGTACTCCGAGCAAAAAGTATTTGTGAACGCTGCCAACATAGACTTGAATGCGCCGAATGGGGCATTAACCACGAGCGACACGGTATCTGGGGTGGACTTGGCGCCGCTCAGAGAGAAGTCATAAGAACAAAACGAAGAATAAGATTACCAAGGGAGGGAAGAAGTGCTTAAGTTGTCACGCGCCTGGAGTAGCGTTACGACTAAAGCAACACCTTTACCTGATGTGTGGAAAGATTTAAGCAACAAACAGATTAAGTTCCGGCGAGGTCAAGTGTGTATGGTTGCCGCTGCACCGAACGCTGGAAAGTCTATGTTTGCTTTGGTCTATGCCATCAGAGCTAAGGTACCAACTCTTTTCTTCTCAGCAGATACCGATACTGCAACGGTAATGATACGAGTAGCCTCAGCGCTGTCAGGTCACGGACAGGTCAGCGTTGAGACTAATCTGCAAAAGAATCCTCGGCACTACGATTCATTCTTAAAGGATATGACACATATTCAATGGGTCTTTGATTCATCACCATCACTCGACGACATCGAACTGGAAATCAAAGCGTATGTAGAAGTCTTCGGTGTAGCACCGGAACTTATAGTCATAGATAACCTGATGAATGTAGTAGCAGAACACGAGAACGAATGGGCAGGGCTACGTCAGATAATGATGGAACTGCACGATATGGCTAGGAAAACCGAAGCCTGCGTAATGGTATTGCACCACGTATCAGAGCAGGGTGAGTATGGAGATACCACCACACCACCTGCAAGACGAGCCATACACGGCAAGGTAAGTCAGCTTCCGTCGCTAATCCTTACCCTTGGTTATTCTCCAACTGAAGGAACGCTACGCGTTGCTCCGGTTAAGAATCGCTTTGGTCCTATGTACGCTAACGCTGACCAGCACGTTGCATTGTTTGTCGACTATGCAACTTGTCGGATAGAGAACGTAGATGAGATAGGCCGTATGGTTCGTAACTCTAATCCTTTAGTTAGGTACTAATGAGTAGCTATAACAAGGCCAAAGGTTCAAAGTTTGAGACAGATGTGATGAAATATCTACGCAAACTAGGACATTTTGCTGAGAGATTAGCCAAGGCTGGGGCCAATGATGAAGGTGACATCGTTACCATAATCGCAGGTCAGAGCTACATTTTAGAATGCAAGAACCGTAAGTCAATTAACCTTCCGCAGTTCTGGGCTGAGGCTCAGACTGAGGCTGACAACTATGCAAAGGCTCGTGGTTTACTTCATTCTCCACCGGCCTTTGTAATAGTTAAGAGGCGCAATGCCAGCATCGAAGATGCTTGGGTGATAACAACGTTAGAGAAATGGATAGAGCAGATGCCAACACCACAAGGTGAGATAACATCAACGGAGATTCTTAAACCAAAGGAAGAACCGAAAGAAGAACAGAAGTGATTTGCCACGACTGTCAGTTAGCTGGTGAGTACAACAGTAACAACCATACTACGATGGCTAAAACATTCCACGAGAAATGCGAAGGGGACTGCGGATGTCAACACAAGACTGGTCCAGGGTGGTACGTAAAGGCAAACGCAAAGGCTCCGTTGATGCAAGTACAATCCCCATAGGCGAGATAGTTTCTTTCTATGGTGGTGAAGTAAGGGAGGGACGGAACGTATCTGTTCGCTGTTGTATCCATAACGATACAAGAAGGTCAGCAGTGATAGATACTTACGGCAATTTATATTTCTGTCACACCTGCGGTAAGGGTGGGTCAGCGCTAGATATTATTATGGAGAAGGAAGGGATAGGATTCAAAGATGCAGTCGAGCGAGCAGATGAAATCCTTGCTGGAGGCGGCAACGCGGTACGCAGCGAATCTAA